GGCGGCCCTGCTCAAGCGCGATGATCTCGACGGGCAGGTCCGCGAACTGCTTGAGATCCGCCAGCAGGCCTCGGCCACGTCGCCGGCCAAGTACAAGGTGCTGATCGACGCTGCCTCGTCGGATAGTCGCCTGCGCGGCACCATGCAGTTCTGCGGTGCATCGCGGACCGGCAGAGACGCCGGACGTTTGTACCAGCCTCAAAATTTACCAAGGCCTTCAATGACTTACGCTCAAATTGAGCTGGGCATCGCCGCCATGAAGGCCGACGCCGAGGACTTGCTGTTCGACAACGTCAGCGAGCTTTGCTCCTCGGCGGTGCGCGGCTGCATCGTCGCGCCTGAAGGCTGCAAGCTGGTCGTGGCCGATCTGTCCAACATCGAGGGCCGCGTCGCGGCATGGCTCGCCGGCGAGGAGTGGAAGCTCCAGGCCTTCAGGGACTTCGACAAGGGCATCGGCGCCGACCTCTACAAGCTCGCCTATGGCCGGTCCTTCCTGAAGAAGCCCGAGGATGTGACGAAGGACGAGCGCCAGATCGGCAAGGTCATGGAACTCAGCCTTCAGTATCAAGGCGGCCCCGGCGCGTTCGCCAAGATGGGCGCGGCCTACGGGGTGAACCTGCCGGAAGAGACAGTGGGCATGCTGGTCAAGGCGTGGCGCAAGGCGCACCGGGCCATCTCGAGCATGTGGTATGACCTCGAGAATGCAGCGCGGGGCGCCATCAGAGCGCCGGACGAGATGTTCGAGGTGCGTGGGCTGCGCTTCAGCATGAAGGACGGCTGGCTGCGGCTCAGGCTGCCGTCTGGGCGGTATCTGAGCTACTGCGGGGCCCGCATCAACGAGGAAGGCAGCCTCTGCTACCAAGGGATCAATCAGTACACTCGCAAGTGGGAAGAGATCGACACCTACGGCGGCAAGTTCCTCGAGCAGGCAACGCAGGCCACCGCGCGCGACATCTTCATGGGCGGCCTGAAGCGGGCCGATGAGGCTGGCTACAACGTCGTCCTGCGCGTCCACGACGAACTGGTCTGCGAGACGCCGGACGATGCGCGCTACAGCGTTGACGGCCTCGCCGGCTGCATGGTCGCCGGAGAAAGTTGGGCGCTGGGCCTGCCGCTCGCTGCCGCTGGGCACGAGATGGCTAGATACGCGAAACTTGATTAGGAAGGGAGACTGACATGAAACGGATTGACGCTACCGAAATGCTTAAGGCTGAATTGGCCAGCGATAGCCGCCTTAGCACCCTGCAAACGATGATTGAGGCACAGATCAACGCCCTCGAGAAGCTGCTTGAGAGCAACGTCTCCAGCGTGAAAGACGCCGGGGCTTGGAACGTAGTGTGCGGGTACGTAGAGCAACTGAAGTTCTGGGCACCGCGAATTTTCTACAACATCGAAACCAACCTCGACTGGTTTGAAAAGTCCGAGGGCGCTCCGGCCCATCCTTTAGTCGGGCGAGAGTAGCTTGGGCGCTCCTGAAGCCAAGATCGAAAACTACCTGCGCAAGCGGGTGAAGGCCGAGCGCGGTCAGATCCGCAAGCTGGCATGGCTGGGCCGGCGGGGTGCGCCTGACGACCTCGTCTGGTGGCCTGGGCCGCGCTTCGCCTTCGTCGAGTGCAAGGCCCCCGGCGGCGCGCTCAGCACGCTGCAGGAGCGCGAGATCAGCAGGCTCAAGGAGGATGGGTTCAAGGTGTACGTGGTCTACAGTTACGAGGACGTGGAAGCGATGATTGCGGAGGTGAAAGGTGGCTAGGGACTTCAAACCTCACGACTACCAGCACGACATCATCAACTGGATCGCCACGCACAAGCGGTGCGCGGTCTGGGCGCAGATGGGCAGCGGCAAGTCGGTCTCGACGCTGACGGCGCTCGAGGCGCTGTCGATGGTCGAGGACATCTACCCGGTGCTGGTGCTGGCGCCGCTGCGCGTGTCGAAGGTTACGTGGCCCGACGAGATCGAGAAGTGGAGCCACCTCAACCATCTGCGCGTAGCCGTGATGGCGAAGCCGTCGCCGGTTCGACGCCAGCGCGCGGTCGAGAGCGAGGCTGACCTGTACTTCTGCAACTACGACGTGCTGCCGTGGCTGGTTGAGTACTTCGAGGAGCGCGGCAAGCCGTGGCCGTTCAAGACCATCGTTGCCGATGAGTTCACCCGCACCAAGTCGTTCAGGCTGCGGCAGGGCAGCAAGCGGGCTAGAGCGCTGGCCAAGGTGGCGCACACCTACTGCACCCGCTTCATCGGCCTGACGGGCACGCCCTCGCCGAATGGGCTGAAGGATCTGTGGGGCCAGACTTGGTTCCTCGACAAGGGCGAGCGTCTGGGCCGCACCTATTCAGCCTTCGAGCAGCGCTGGTTCCGCAAGGGCTACGACGGCTTCAGCCTGCAGCCAATGGACCACGCGCAGGAGGAGATCCAAGGACTGCTGGCCGACATCTGCCTCACGGTCGACGGCCTGCCGGTCGATGAGCCGATCTACAACGAGGTCTACTGCGAGTTCCCGAAGGTCGCGCGCGATCTGTACCGCGCGATGGAGCAGCAGATGTTCATCGAGATCGGTGAGCATGGCGTCGACGCGGCGAACGCGGCGGTCAAGACCATGCGCTTGTTGCAGTTGTCGAACGGTGCGATCTACGTCAACGACGAGAAGGATTGGGAGGCCGTGCATGGCGTCAAGCTGGAAGCGCTGGACAGCATCATTGCTGAGGCTGCGGGAACGCCTGTGCTTGTCGCTTACCACTTCAAGTCCGACTTGGAGAGGCTACGGCACCGCTTCCCTAAAGCTCGGGTCTTGGACGCTAATCCTGATACGATCAAAGACTGGAACGCCGGACGGATCCCTATTCTTCTCGCTCACCCTGCGTCGGCGGGGCACGGGCTCAACCTCGCCGACGGCGGGAACATCCTCGCGTTCTTCTCCCTCGACTGGTCGCTCGAAAACTACATGCAGATCATCGAACGGCTCGGGCCGATGAGGCAGAAGCAGGCCGGCCACGACCGCCCGGTGTTCATCCACCATATCATCTGCCGTGGCACCATCGAGGAGGTCGTCCTCGAGCGCCTGCGCTCGAAGAAGAGCGTCCAGCAAGTGCTGCTCGAAGCCATGAAAGCGAAAGGATACGCCAAGTGACTAGCCCCTCATACATCTGCCCCGAGTGCGAAGTTGAGCATGACACCTTGACCCAGGCGTTCGAGTGCTGCCCAGCGGCGGCGCCGCAGAACCCAGAGATCAAAGCCCCCGAGCTACTGGGCCGGGCAGCCGCGCTGCTGTTCGAGCGCGGCAAGGAGTACGACAAACCCGAGGGCGAGCGGTCGATGGGCCGCACGGTCGCTGCGTTCAACGCGGTTACGGGCCGCGACCTGAGCGAGAGCGAGGGCTGGCTGTTCATGGTGCTGCTCAAGCAGGTGCGCGGCTTCACCCGGTCGGGCTACCACGCCGACAGCTTCGACGACCTCATGGCCTACGCCGCGCTGATGGCCGAGGCCAGAGCGCGGGGGGCTTAGCCTTACGGGTTGTTCTGCCCTTGGTCTGTCAGCATCGCGGCCACCGCCGGATCGAGCGGGATCGGCGATGGCGTTGCGCTAGGCGCGGGTTCAGGAGCGGACTCCGCGCCCGTGTCGAACACAAGCGGCTCCGGCATTTTGATCTGAACCCTAGGCGCGGAGCCTTCGCGAGCGGTGTGACCCGCTTCGTAGGCACCCAGACCATACTTCCCGAGAAGGTCGACGAGTTTGTCGCCGACGGGGCCCGCAGTCCTAGAAGCCGCGCCGATAGCACGAAGCGCTTCCCCTTGCAGCCGAGGTGACAACACCGCGCCCGCAGCAAGCCCAGGAAGGACATACTGCGGGTGTGTGGCCATGGCACCGACGTCCAGCGCCAGAGCGCCAAGGGGCACCGCCGCCGTTTTGCCCGGAAATGCGGAGCTATAGGTCTGCCCGGCCAGAGCAGCGCCGAGCTTGCCTTCGGTGGCATCGTCGAGCGCTTGCACTGCCTGTTTGATGACGGGGTTATCCGAGGTGTACGCCGATTGCAGCTTTCCGTAGGCCGTCGCGTCAGTAGCCTTGCCGCCAACGCCCGTACCGCCGGTGATCTCACGCAGCTGGTCCGAGGCGTCGTGGTAGTCCTTCATGACATCGGCATAGCCCGGCGCTTGGTCGATGATGGTCTTTCGCACCGCATCGGCTACCTGCTCGGCCATGCTGCGCTGGGTAGAACCAAGAGGAAGGTTCTGCGCGGAATTGGCCAACCGCTGCTTGAGCGCATCAAAACCCAGAACGCTGTGGTACACCGGCTTATTCTCTTCAACCAGCTGGTTGATGATTGCCTTTTTGATCTTAGCGGCGCCCTTGCTGGTCGCAAGTTTAGCAGGATCCAGCCCGAGATCGTCCATCCTAGCCGCGCGCTCATCCGGCTTCATCGCGTCGTAGGCTTCGTTCGCCGCCTTGACGGGAAGTTGCTCGAACTCGTTAACCGCGTTTTTGATGTCCGAGAGGACAGGAACAGTCGCTGGATCCTTGTTGAATGTGACCGTGGACTCGGTATCAGGCGAGAAGAACCCACGCCCCGCAACATCGTCGACAGCTGCTTTGGCCTTCGCGGTATCAAGAACCACAGGGTCGCGAATGTCGCCCGAGGCCATCCCAGCCTTGTACTGCGAACTGCGCTGCTGATGGAGCGCGTCAAGACCCTCGTTCGCGAGATCAATGATCCGGGTGGGGTCTTCGGTCCCGCGCATCTGCCCGGTAAATTCCGCCGCGCGTTGGCCGCCAGCGGTCGTTGCGCGCAGGGCGTCAACCGCAGTCGGCGCGTACTTGGAGAACAGCGCGCCAGCACCAGCGCCGGCAGATCCAAGCCCTCGCATACCTGCCGCGACAGGGTCGATGGCCGCGCCCGCCGCGCCGAGTTTGGACCCGACTTGGGCAAGCTCGCCGGCGCGAGCAACGTTGGCCAACTCACCAGCTTTCCCTGCGGCGCGAAGCAGCGCGCCGCCCCCGGTCAGCAACGAAGCCACATCGGCAGCCGTCTCAACCGGATGCTGCTCCACCGAGCGCATGATGTTGTCTACGCTGCCGTAGCGGTCAGAGAAGTACTTCCCGACAGCGTTGGCGGCGCTTTGATCAAAATTACCGAAGCCGAGCTTGCCTAAAACGCCCCCGCCGATGTTGCCAAGCGCCGCCGCCGTGTCCAATGGATGCCGGATGGTCTGGTACAGGCCCGAACCAATCTCGCCAATATCACCAACAGCACCTCGAGCCATCGTGCTGGCAACGTCAAGCGGCCCGCTGGGCTGAGCGCTAGGCGCTCCGGCGGCGATGACGCTGGCGCCTGGCTGCGCGGCGCCGGAAACCGTCTGGCCACCCGGCGTAGCGTATACGACCGACGGGTTCAGCGTACCGTACTTGTTGTAGTAATCGGATATGGCATCAGCGTTGCTGATGGCTTGACCATATTTCGCGCCAAGAGTCCTTAGCTCGTCGGCCTTGAACGGCTTGTCCGGAGAGCGGCTGCTCATGTACTGCGCAACGTCGCGCTCAAAAGCGGGATTGCTTGTGGCTCCAGAAGCAGGAGCGCCGCCGGGGGCGCCGCCGGGAGCAGTACCACCAGGGGTTCCCGAAGACGGCGGCCCGGCAGAAAACCCCAGCTTGGCCAAGTTACGCTTTGACTCGTCGGTCAGAAAAACAGAAGGATCTACCTTGCTGGTAGTTTTGAGACCACGATTGTACTGGTCCCCCAACTGCCCCAAGCGCGTCTGCAAAAGACCAACGGCGCCGGATATAGCGCCTTCGAGGCCTTCCGGGCTGCTCGAACTCGAAAAATTATTAGCGTAGTCGAACGACTCGCGCTGCGTCGGGGCCTTACCAGTAGTCGCTTTCAGCACTTCGGGCGCGGCCAAGCCCACAATCGAGTTGTACCGATTTAGCGCCGCTTGCATCTTAGTGCCGCCCATCGCCGCCAAGGCAGGATTGGCGATAGCGTTCCATGCGGTGAACCCGCTGTTGTGCAAGTCGTCCAAGGCGCCTTTGAGCGATGTCAGATGGCCAATCGCAGTGTTAAGCGACGTGATGGTCTTGGCCGATGCACCGGAAGCAAAATCGTTGCGGGTAGCTTGCCGCGCCTTAACCGTAGCAGCATCAGCGGTCGGGTCGTACTGCTGTACCGCCGCATTGAGCATGAGCGCCCGAGGGTTGCGCGACCCAACGTTGGCCGGCATAGCCAAGCGCCCTTCGGCCATGGCGCGGATCTGCGAGGCCAGCCCAGCCGGTAGAGTCTTGAGATACTCTTCGCCAGTCTTAGTCGCATCGCCCGGAACTTTAACGTCACCGTAGGCGGCCTCAAAGACCCTCTGCTTGATGTCTGCGGTCTGCTTGGCGTTAGCGAGCGATTGGTTAAGCCGATCAACTTCCAACTGCTCCTTCGTCTTCCGAAGCGAAGGGGGCGCAGACGTGTATTTGGGGTCGGAGAAGTCAATAGTCGGGCCGGCCATTATATGCCTCCTACCTTAACACCAAGGTTGGCGAGTAGCGTTTGCGCTTGCGTAGCAGAACGCGGGAACTGCCTAACGAAGCTCTTATAATTTTCCAACGTAGGACTGCTCTTGAGCGCCCCCCAAGCTGCAGCGTTGGGCGGGGTGTATAGCTCTCCCGTGATCGGGTCGCGCGTTTCCGAACCAACAGCCAGCAGACTTCTGAGCGGCGTAGGCTTGTTCAACTGCGCGATCTTCTCGACCGGCGACGTGACATCCTTCAACGTACCGGCCTGCGCGGCAAGCGTGTCCAGAAGGTACTTCTGCCGCAGCGCAGCAAGCTGCGTTGGGTAGTTCTGCGCGACGGTCTCACGAGCCTGAGTGATGTCGGCCAGCACCGGATTGACGTTGGCCAGCGCGCCCATGAAGCTCGAGTTTCGGGTCGGCGTGGCGAAGGCCCCAGCGAGCTTGAACAGGTCCGATGCGTTCAGGCCGCCCTGGGCGCGCTGGCGCTGCTGCTGCAACTGAGCGGCGGTGGTGTCGTACACACTCTGGATAGCAGCCTGCTGCTGAACGCCGAGCGCCATCCGCTGGCGGATTAGATCTTCCGGGGACATGGTCGGCTGAGCGGCAGGGGCCGACTGCTGGGCGCCGGCGGTAGCCGCGAGACCGGCAGTCAGACCACCGGTGGTTTCTTCCTGATCGTCGTCCATCTGCCCAGATCCTACTTTAGTCGGCGCCACTCCGCCAGCCGGGGGCAGATACGACGGCATGTTCTGTACACCATACCCTGCGGCGGCCATATAGCCAAGCACGCCGCCGGGGCCACGAGGGGAACTGCTGACGAGGTTCGCGTAGTCCACTGCCGGCACAACGCCAGTCTGCCGAGCCATCTGCATGACGCGGAGCGCCTGATCGCCGGTGACCTTGCGAGGCGCGGTCGGCGCCGCCACAAGCTGAGACAGCAGATCGTCCGGAGCGCCGTCCTCGCCCACAGTTAGCTCCCGCCCAGCGTCTTAGCCAGACCCGCCAGGCTGCTAAGGCCGCTGGCGACAGCCGCTGCATCGCTGACGCCGGTCGGGTTGTACTGCGACATCGGCACGACGCCGGCGGCGGTCGTGGTCGTCGGCGTCGCGCCCTTGACGCCCTGCAGCGTGGCAAGCCCGGCGTTGATCTGCTGCTGGTTGTACTGCTGCTGGGCGAGGGCGTTAGCCTGCGCGGCGTCGAGAGCCGACTGGGCGACGCCCTGCTGCTGCGTGCCGATGTTGCCCAGCGCGGTCGCGCCGGTCAGCGTCTGGTCCTGCAACTGCTTGGCCTGCAGCGCCTGCTGCTGCGCGCCGGTAAGCTGGCTGCTGATGTCGCC